GACCTGACCCGTGAACTATCTACAAATTTAGCCATGTATGTACCCGTCAATGCGGGCACATCAACTGTTACTGCTGAACCAGGCAAAAACGCTAGCAGGTTACCGACTGCATATTGCTGACTACTCAGTGCGGGCGTATGGAGGATTTCGACATTACCACCAATCCTGACATCAACATCTGTTGTTGGACTCCATGTTAGACGCATAACTGTTTTACTAATCTGTGCTGACCTAAAATCCTGCACCTGTCCTGGTGGTGCGAGCAAACCGTCTAAAACAACTGTTGTTTCAGCAAACCTACCACGGATATTTATTGCAGACACAGGTGTTACTCTGACCGTATACTGCCCTGCCTGTGCATCATTGATTTCAAACGATGCTATCTCCGACTCACGTTGCACCCATGTTCCAAACTCTGTATATTTGTAGGCAATCAAAAATCTAGTTGACCGTGGTGATGGTGTCCATGACACCAGTACTTTGACCTTTGCTTGGCTGCGTTCTTCGTATAGTGCCTGTGTTACGACTAGGTTACTAGGAGGTTCAGGTGGTTGGTTCAGTGCACTAATTACACGTGATTGTAGTGCTAAACCCTGTTCAACATTAGTCCATTTATCGGGATAGTGACTCAGTGCAGATACCTGATATGTACCTGTCTGTGTTTCAGTAACACTAACTACCCTAAACAACTGTGTTTGCAATTGAGCGCTGTCAATTACAAACGCACTGCCTGCTTGTGGCGTGCTAGTAAATGCCGACTGGATGGTTAATGTTGATCCAGTAATATTGAGGTTACCTGATTGGTTATTAACAGCTTGAATGCCACGCCCCTCCGACTGACCAGTAGGTAGCAGGCAGTACAGCGTTGCACCAAGCGCCAGGTTTAGCGTGACTGGATTATCAACTACAACAGTGGTTGAGTTAACTGATATTATCCGCCCGCCTAGCCTATTACTACTACCAGCTCGGGTTGGGTCTGACACCTGAATTATTGCGCCAGGACGGCATACCATCCCACTATCAACGCTGACCTCGAAATTAACGACATCCGTTTCATAGCGTTCTGAAAACAGTATCCATTTGCCTAGCCGATTCGCCTGCCCCTGACTCTGGCAGCCGACGCCTTTAACATCCCGTGGTATCACCCCATATTTAGCAATGCCATCTGCATCCTCGACGTACTCATAATTCATCTCACGGGTATCGGTATCAAACCACTCGACGATAACAACTGTACTCCGTGATTTGATTGACGAACCGCTATACGAAAAAATGCCATCAATTACATTGGCAGCCGTATAGTGGTAGCTCGGAGAGGATGGTCGATCCTGTGCAATGGTTAACCCACCAGTAGACCAATAACCGATTGCACGAAATACACTGAGCAACGCATTAACAGCAGTGAACGCATCCTGAGCAGAATTGATATTGATATTCAGGAGGAACCGTGGTTCCTGTCCACCCCTCCCATCACTAACCAATTGATTGCAATATTGTGATGCTGCATAGAACGCCCATTTGTCTAATAGAGCAGGTTGTATATGGTCTCCCGTACCATACCGTTTGGTAACGAGCATGTCATACAAACACCATGCTGGGTCTGCACACCATGTAGCAGCAGCAAAATTACCAGTCCATACCCCAGAATAGGTTAGCCGTCCATTACTGTAGTCCACACTAGCATTATCTGGTATCAGGATTTTGAGTCCCTTTATCCAGTATGAACGTTGTGGGACTGTAGTAAATTGCCGAGCATAGAGACGCAGACCGATTAGTGCTGTGTTTGGGTATGATAATTGGGCACTAATTATCAAATTGTACGATGCTATGAATGTACGGTTCTGCAGCTTATCAGGGTCACTACTGTCAGCAGTTAGCCGTGTAACCCGAATTGTTCTACCGTTTACGTTGGCAGGTAGCGCAAATCCAAATTGTTTTTGAAATGGTTGAGATGTTCTACCACTGATACGAGTTTGTGTTTCGGGTATCGCAATGGTATAGGTAGGAGTCGGGTCATTAACGTTGACGCTATACTCAATACGAAATTCAACGTTAGTCCCGTAAACATCACCCATCTCTGTTAGTTGCTGTAGCGCATAAACTCCTACACTGATTTTTACAAAATCAACATTGTTGTTTAGTACTGGTATTAGTTTAACGCCACCATTTATTGCTCGCTCCAGCTGCTCGTTTAGATCGTACTGATCATCAATGTCAGGGAAATTAGCTAGCGGTTGTTGTGCCTGTGTGCCAGTAGCGAGTTGGACTGTAACATCACTAAACGTCGATGTGCCATCGCTCTGCACGAGCGGGACTTTATCGAAATAAATTGAATCCAGACCGAGCATGTTGGTAACAGTAACAGCGCTGGATGTAACCGTACGAGACGTGTTAGATAGTACAGTGAATTGCGTTGTACTGATAATGCTATCAATTATGCGTGCCCCATTGTCAGCACTAGCACCACCAGTAAACGTAAATGTACCAACCGTTTTTGGTATTAATGGGACGGGAGAGTTATGCGTGACAGTAATTGTTTTTGCAGACTGAGTATATGTGCCCGTAAAATTTGGGACGCGAGTCGCTAGTCCCTCAATCTCTCCCTCGCCAATCAACTCTAGAACATCAATATAGGAGTCATTAAATAAATTGTTAGGCGTTACGGATGGCTGATACTGCGCTGGTAGGTCTGGCAGTGGTGGCAATGGTGGTAATGCTGGCAGTGGAGGAGGAGGAGGTGGTGGTGGTGGTGGAGTGTACCCACCGCCGCCGCCGCCAAATGCACCACCAATCTGTTTAATTGTCATTTTGTTTTGCCTCGCTCGTCAACCGTAATGCCTAGCGATATGATAATACTGCCCACAATTGGCATACCATACTGGATTGGTAACGGAGACCCAGGTTGACTAGAGTTACTGATGCCAGAGAAATTGTACGTTTTCTCACCATTTTCAGTAGTCGATAGCTCAGGTCTATTTTTGGGATGGTCATTACTGTTTGCCTCATAATTACCAGTACTAGGACTGCCGATGCCTGGTATTGGTGACAGTAGTTGAGATGTGCCACCAGTAGATAATGCCCGAGCAGTACCAATATCAATCTGACTCTGCGCCAATCCAAACAGTGTCAGTCCGTCTAATGCCGCTCCTCGCAGCAATTCTCCACTAATTGCAGACTCAACCTGTGATCCACTAATGCTAGGGATTAGGTCAATCACGCCGTCTCCCACGTAGTCGCATAGCTGTAGGTCATGGATAGGTGTGCCATTCACTAGGACTGTTAGTTGTGTACGTTCTAAATACTGATGTAGAGCATTGAAATTGACGGAGAGAAATCGCATTGCCTCAGCTACCGAATGCACTGCAACATCATAGCAACGTCGTCCAACAATCTGGCGTAGTCGTCCATAGAATCTAATTTGCATATCGGTATACTCCCTGCGTAGACCGCAACCAGTATCCATCATATACATCCTCGCTACTGAGTCGGTTATATACCTGATGGAGGATTCTATCATCGCCTAGATAAATACCAACATGAGTAGGATGCTGACTATCTCCTAGCGCCATTGCAATCACGTCGCCATATTGACGGGACTCAGACGGTACTCGTATAAATCCATGATATGCGGCATCAATAAACGGACGTGGATTTACTAACCATTCGTCTGGTTCAGGTCGCTCCATGTCAGGCAACCGTATGCCGAGTTCTGATTCATACCAATCCCATACTAATGACCAGCAATCATTATGCTCCCAACAAAATTGACGACCAACATATGGTTTTGCATAACTGTCTGGAATCAATTCGTAAACATGACCATCACCATTCACAATCAGCCATGGCAGTCCTACGTCATCAGCGCATTGTCTATCTCGGTTGGACGGAGTAACATCACCAGGATGGCTATGAACCACTGCTAATATCTGCCCCCTGTCCTCCGCATTTTTCCATTCAATCGGATCTATCTCAAAATTAATACTAGGGTTCTCAGCTATGTTTTTACAACGTATGTATAGTTGACGACCAGAGAACACGATGATTAGTCCACAAATCTCATTTGGTGACTCATCCTGAATATGGCTCAATATATGTTGACGGATACGATCATTAATCATTTTCGTTGTCCTATCCCTGGGAAACTGCCAAATGGCAATGTACCGCTAAATCGTTTTTTACAACTGCTCAATCGTTTACCACATACATCCTGTCCAGCAGACGTGACTGACACATCCTCAGCATTAAAATAATTCGTGCCCGTATAGCTGCATTCAGCAGAACGATATGTCCATTGACAGATGTTAGCAATCACCTGACGTTTGGGTATTCGTACGTTAGCCAGGTCTAATGCTGATGCTAACTCCCATTGGATAGTATCGCGAGTCTCTGTTGTTTTGCGGTCAATAAAATATACCTCGTCTGGCATACGAGCATTTGGGTCAGCCGTCGCACTATATCTGATGTTTATGTTGCCACTGGTATTTGGTTGGTCAGGAGCGGTATATGTGAAATCATTGCCATTTACACTGACTACTGTTCGCAGTCCAGATGTAGCAGTGCCTGATGTAGGAGTCACATGAATTTTGTCGCCCGACTGTAGCGTATGCCCAACTACAGTAACCGTTACTGTCGCTGTACCTGGTTGTGTGTATGTGCCAGTATAGGTGACAGGATAGTTAGCAGCATCAATAAATTTGGCGAGTGTTCTAATCCGTGTTACCCGCGCCCCACCTAGGTCATTGCCTGGGTTAAATCCATTTGCTATTAACAACAACTGTGTACCGATGTCGCTCAGGTTGGATATTGTTAGCCGTGGACGTGGCAGTGTACCAGAACTAGCATACTCAAACCCCTCGGACGTAATTGGCATTCGTGTATACGTCTGTTGATTGAATACCATGTTTGCATTTAGTCCATTGACACCAGCATGAAAATAGTATGTGTCGCTACTGTTATGCAGATTAGAAAATAGTTTCAGTTGGTATAGTTCAATGATTGCTGAGGGCGCTAATTTCTGTAGCTCCGCCTGCGCCTTGCTCTGTATTAAATAGGTAGTGCTACCGCTGACAGGGATAGGATTGAATGTGCCATCGATGATGACAACACGACCAACAATTGAACCACTCGCATTTTTATCAATTCGGTATCCAGCGATATATGCTGACTGTCCTGACCCAGTACCACCGGTCAGGTCAATCTGCATACCACGATACGCTGAATCATTATCACTGGCAGTGGTAGCTAGGTTGATTGTAGTTGACGACCCGCCGAGGCATGTTCCTGTCGTCATGGTTCAGCTACCTCCTCGAACTGGCAAGATACACTATTGATGTTGAAAGCTGTCATGTTTTTCTGCCACTGACGGCACACCCACTTTTTACCAGTGACACCGTCTGGCGTTGTCCAGTCAAATGACTCAACGCCATTACGAGCATCTAGGAAATCTAGGATGTTGTCAGTTTCTACATCCGTTCGTGCATTAAACGATAACTGCCACACCTGTAGATTAGTATTGAGTCCATATGCTAACCGTTGTTCGTAGCCATCACCAAACCGAACAGACCGCACCCGTGGAGTGTGTGCCCGTCCAGCGCCATAGTCAGGAATATAGCTAAACACAGCCATTATCGTAGTAGCCCTCCTGGTCGTTGTTGCCTCATGATTTCCTCCTGCACTGCCCTAGTAATGGCGCGAGCCAATTTGTCTCCCTGTGGTTCTGCATCTGATTGCTGCATGGCTCCAGATGCACTAACATTGACGGAGATATTATTGACGTTAGTTGTCTGGTTGCCACCACCACCAGAACCCATCAGTGACACAGGTATTGACCGTCCATCTGGCAATGGCACAAATGCCTCTGGTAATGCACCCTCCCCAAACATTGCTAACTGTGGAGAACGTGCAATGCCCCCAGCCGCATACTGGTTCATTCTTAGTGGTTGCATGTACTCTATAGCATAGCCTAATGATTTTTGAAATTCGTTTGGAGCAAATCGATTTTTAATTGGCTCATAGTTCATGTCGTAGACACCGCCAAGCAATTGCGACATGTAATTCTGCTGTAGCCTCTCCTGGTTAAATCTCCTTTCAATGTATTGACGTTGTAATCGCTCTGCCCAACCGTATGCCTGATCTGGACTAATTCTGTATGCAGATTGCAAATAGCCTAGGTTACGCCCAGTAAAAAATGTTTCTGCCTCCTGATCTAACAGATAACGGGAGAACTGCTCATCAGCAAAAACGTCGGGTTGCTGCTCTCGTAATTTTTTTAACGTTTCTTCTAGCGCATATGGATTAGTAGTGCCCTGCACATCGTCCATCATGGATGAATACTGAACACCAATATATTCATTAATCAATTTATCAACGGTGTCACGGTATCCTGCATCCGAGCGGTATCTACGTGATGTCTCAGTATCAGGCATCCCCTTGAAATATCGATACATGAAATCCCAAGCATTATCAAATAACCCAGCCGTCACAGGATCATATATGCCACCATCCGCGAAGGCTTTGATTGTGACTGGTATCGACCGTCCATCAGGTAGTGGGACATATGCCTCAGGTTTACTACCCTCACCAAACATTGCTAATTGTGGAGACCGTGCAATGCCTCCCCTCGCATAACGTTGGAGCGGTAATGCGCCATCTCCTGTCATAATGCCACCGTTAGCAAATTTCAATCCAAAAAATGACATTATGCCGCCTAGCAGTCCACCACCACCGCCACCAAACGCCGCCATAATGCCCTTGAGGATGGTAGCCTGAACAACCATTTCAATAAATTTTTGGAGCATTTGGTTTAGGATATTCATCACCACGTTATTCAGTACCTCGCCCAAACTCTGGGAGCCCTGAATTAAATTCATTATCCCCTGCGAAATGTTGGTACTGATGATGTTTGCAATATCAACCTGTAGCTGTCGCTCCATCTGTACCAACTCTAATTTCTGCTCCTGTGCTTGTGATGTTTGTAACACTAGCCCAGGGAGTTGTTGCAATTGTCCAATTTTCTCATTGTTTATTGTTAACTCTGACCTGAGACTCTCCAACGTCTGACCCTGATGATTACCTGACTCAATTTCTACTTGTAGTTTTTGATT